GTCCCCCTCATCTGGAGATTTTTTTCCGGTGGAAGCGAATTTTGACCTGTTCGGGCATCCTGTCCGCGAAGGTTTCGGCAAGCGGGGTCGACCGCCTTACGAGCCGACCGAAAAAGATCGCAACAAAGTCAAGCTGTTGCTGGCGCTCGGCTGGACCAGCGAGCGGATCGGCAACGCGCTTGGCGTCTCCGGCAAGACCGTCGCCCGGTATTTTAGTCCGGAGCTGAAGGCGCGAGACGTGATGCGCGATGCGCTTACCGCCCGCCGGTTCGAAATCGCAATGGAGCAGGCGAACGCCGGCAACATCGCGGCGCTGAAGGAACTTGGCGCCATGATCGAGCGAAACGACCGGATGCTGGCGGAAGACGTCATGGGATCGAGGGGGCGCGAAGACGAGCGCGCCCAGCCGACGGCGCCGGTCGGCAAGAAGGCAATCGACGAGCAGCGGGCGATGGCGGCGGACGCCGACCTCATGGCCGAGCTCGAGAGCGAAGCTGCGCAGAATGTCGGCCACTGCTGAGGCGCTGCCTCGATTCGCCTGCGCCGACTGGTGGGAGCGTATCCAGGCAGGGCAGACGCCCATGGCCGACGTGCCGCTCAACCAGCAGAAGGCCGCGAAGGCGCTGGCCTTCTTCAACCGGCTGAGGTTGCCGGACGTACCCGGCAATCCCCCGCTGGCCGAAGCATGCGGCGAGTGGTTCCGCGAAATCCTCTGCGCCTTCCTGGCGAGCGAGGATCCCGTGACCAGGCAGCGGCTCGTCTGGGAGCTGCTCTGCATGGTCCCGAAGAAGAACTCGAAGACGACCTACGTCGCGGCGCTTGGGCTCACGGCGCTGTTCATGGAGGAAGCGCCCAACCGGCAGATGCTGATCGTGGCGCCCAGCCAGAACATCAGCGAGCGGTGCTTCGACCAGGCGCAGGGGATGATCCGGCTGGACAGCCGTCTGGACGCGATCTTCAAGGTTCAGGATCACCTGAAATGCGTCTCGCGTCGAAAGACCGGCACGCAGCTCGACGTGAAAAGCTTCGACACCTCGATCGTCACGGGCGAAATTCCGATCCTGACGATCATCGACGAGCTGCACGAACTCGGGAAGAAGGCAAAGGCCGCCGCCGTCATGCAGCAGATACGCGGCGGCGGCATCACGATGCAGGGCGGCCAGCTGTTGATGATCACCACGCAGTCGGACGAGCAGCCCGCCGGCGTGTGGAAGACCGAACTGGAGAAGGCGCGCAGGATCCGCGACGGCAAAGGGGGAAGCAATCCGATCCTGCTGCCGGTGCTCTATGAGTTCCCCGCCGGCCTGCAGCGCGACCAGACCTACTGGCGCGACCGGCGTAACTGGAAGTACCTGCTGCCGAATATCGGCCGCTCCATCGACCCGCAGCGCCTGGTCGACGACTACGAAAACAACGGCAAGGCCACGGCGGAGGCCGAGCAGATATGGGCAAGCCAGCATCTCAACATCGAGATCGGCGTAGGCCTGGCTGACGACGGCTGGGGTGGCGCCGAATATTGGGACCTGCGGGGCGACGCGCGTCTGACGCTCGACGAACTGATCCGCCGCTCGGAGGTGGCGACCGTCGGCATTGACGGTGGAGGCCTCGACGATCTGCTCGGCCTCGCCGTCATCGGCCGCGAAAAGGGCACCCGGCGCTGGCTGATCTGGAATCACGCCTACGCCAATCCGGTTGTGCTCGAGCGGCGCAAGGAGATCGCGTCGACACTACATGGCTTCGAAGAGGAAGGCTCGCTCACCTTCTGCGAAGTGCCGAAGGACGTCGTGGCTCTCGCTGACATCGTGGTGAGGCTGCGCGACGCCGGATTGCTGCCGGAGAAGGCGGCGATCGGGCTCGATCCGAACAACATCGCCACCATCATCGAAGAGATCGCAGGTCGGGGCATACCGGACGAGATGCTGCACCGGCTGCGCCAGGGCGCCGCTCTCTCCCCTGCCCTATGGGGCCTGGAGCGCAAGCTCAGCGACGACACGCTGACGCACTCGGGCAGCGACATGATGAGCTGGGTGGTCGGCAACGCCAAGGTCGAGGTCAAGGGCAATGGCAACATGATCACCAAGCAGGTGTCGGGCCGCGCCAAGATCGACCCGCTGGTGGCCACGCTCTGCGCGGCGATCCTGATGAGCTGGAACCCCGAGGCGCAGGGCACGTCCGTTTACGAAGAACGTGGCCTCTTGATGGTTGGGTGAGCGGATGGGCATTTTCGACTTCTTCCGCCGCGGCGAGCAGGCGGCACCAGGCCAGCCTGTGCGCGCGATGGCGGGGGATGCCGGGCAGTTCCTGTCCCTCAGCGATCCTCGCCTGATCGACTTCCTGCGCGACGGGCTGCCGACCGCCAGCGGCCTGAACGTCACGGCCAAGATGGCGATGAAGAACACAACCGTAATCCGGTGCGTGTCGCTGATTTCTTACGCAATGGGCGCGCTGCCTCTCCATCTTCGCGACAAGGATACGAAGGGGAAAGCTGTCGAGCATCCCCTCTTTCGAGTGCTGCACCGGCGGCCGAACGCCTGGCAGACGTCTTTCGAATTCCGCGCGCTCATGCAGCAGCGGGCCCTCGGCGCCAACGGTGACGGCAACCGCGGCGATGCGTTCGCAAGGATCGTGCGAAGCGGCGACAAGGTCCTGCAACTCGTGCCGCTTCCGACGGAGCGGGTGACGCCGAAGCAGCGCGACGACTGGTCTCTGGAATACGAATACAGCCGCCCCGCAGGCGGCAAGGTAACGCTGCCTCAGCGGGATATTTTCCACCTTCGCTGCGCGCTTTCCGAAGACGGGATTTCAGGCCTGTCGATGGTGAAGCAGGCGGCAGAAGCTATCGCCCTTGCGCTGCAGACCGAGCGCGCCGCAGCCCGGCTCTTTCGGAACGGCATGCTTGTCGGCGGCGTCATGGCCGTCAAGGACACGTTGTCGATCGAGGCCTATGAGCGCCTGCGGGCGCAGATGGACGAACGCGAAGGCGCCGATCAGGCGCACAAGTGGATCATCGCCGAACAAGGACTGGAGGCGAAGCCGTTCTCACAGACGGGCCGCGACAGCCAGCATATCGAGCAGCGCAAGCACCAGATCGAGGAAATAGCCCGCGCCTTCGGCGTGCCGCGCCCGCTGCTGGGGGTCGACGACACGTCTTGGGGCTCGGGCATCGACGCACTGGGGCAGTTCTTCGTTCGGTACGCGCTCAATCCCTGGTTCGAATCCTGGCAGCAGGCGATCGAACGCTCGTTGCTGACCGAGGCAGAGGCTGACCGCTATGAGGCCAAGTTCAACGAGGGTGCACTGCTGCGCGGCTCGATGAAGGACCAGGCCGACTTCTTCAGCAAGGCGCTCGGTTCGGGCGGCCATCAGCCGTGGATGGATTACGAGGAAGTCCGCGAGACGATGGACCTTCCCGAGAAGGAAATCGGGCCGAACCCGCTATCGAACAGGAGTGCCGGCAATGAGCCTTCGAAGCCTGCCTGAGATCAAGGCGGAACGACTGCCGACGGTCTGCGCCTTTGAGCCGGATCCGGATGCGATCGAGCGCTGGAACCCCGGCGTCATGGCGGCCGAGCAGTCGCCGGACAACACGATTTCTATCCTCGACATCATCGGCGAGGACTTCTGGACCGGCGGCGGGGTCACTTCCAAGCGGGTTGCGGCAGCGCTTCGCGCGATCGGTGATCAGGACGTGTTCGTCGACCTCAATTCCCCCGGCGGCGACTTCTTCGAGGGGGTGGCGATCTACAATGCGCTGCGCGCGCATCCGAAGAAGGTGACGGTCCGCATCCTCGGGCTGGCGGCATCGGCCGCGTCGGTCATCGCCATGGCTGGTGACGAAATCCAGGTCGGCAAGGCCGGTTTCCTGATGGTGCACAATGCCTGGGTGGTCGCGATCGGCAACAGGCACGATCTCGCCGAGGCGGCGAAGACCATGGAGCCTTTCGACGACGCCATGGCTACGGTCTACGCGGATCGCGCCGGCGTGAAAAAGCCAAAGGCCGCCGAATGGATGGACAACGAGACCTGGTTCAACGGCGAGCAGGCCGTTGCGGAAGGCCTCGCCGACGACTTCCTGCCCGCCGATCAGGTCGCGGAAGACAAGACCAAGGCCGAAGCCGGCCGTTCGGTAAACGCGCTCCGCAAGGTGGATGCGCATCTCGCCAGATCCGGAATTCCTCGCTCGGAACGCAGGACGCTTCTGAACGAGGTGAAAGGCGGCATGCAAGACGCTGCCGCGCCCGTCACGCAAGACGCTGACGATCTCAAGGCTGCGATCCAGCAGCTTCGATCAACCCTGAAAGGCTAAAGGAGCCTCACATGAAAATCGTGTCTCTCGTCATCGCCTGCGTGGCGATGCTGGGGGTCGGCGTCTGCGCGGCGGCTGCCGGGACCCCTGATCTTATCCACTCGCTGGCGGCCAATGTTCCTGTCGTCGACCTCGTTTCCGCCATGGGCCTCATGCTGCCTGCGAGCGGCAAGGCCCGCGGCATCGTCGCCGTGCGTGCCGACGCCACCGGCGACGTGAAGGCCCTGATCGCCGACCTGAACAAGGACTGGGAGTCCTTCAAGGCGACGATGGCGGAGAAGGACAAGGAACTCGCCAAGAAGTTCGACGATGTCGTCACGACCGAGAAACTGGAGAAGATCAACTCCAGCGTCGCCACACTTCAGAAGGCGGTCGACGACGCCAACGCCAAGCTTGCGGCAGTGCAGATGGGCGCTGGCGGAAAAAGCGGCGAACTGAGGGACAAGGAGTATACCGAGGCCTTCCGCGCCCACTTCCGCAAGGGCGACGTCCAGGCCGCCCTCAACAAGGGCGCCGACGACGAAGGCGGCTACCTTGCTCCGATCGAATGGGACCGCACCATCGTCGACAAGCTGGTTGAAGTCTCGCCGATGCGCCAGATCGCCCAAGTGCAGACGATCTCCGGCGCCGGGTTCAAGAAGCTGTTCAACCTCCGCGGCACCGGCTCCGGCTGGGTCGGCGAGACGGCGTCGCGCCCCGAGACCGCCACTCCCGAGTTCGGGCCGATGACGTTCACCCCCGGTGAGCTCTACGCGAACCCGGCGGCGACGCAGCAGATGCTCGACGATGCCGAGATCAATCTCGAGCAGTGGCTCGCGGCCGAGGTCGAGACCGAGTTCGCCTACCAAGAAGGCGTGGCCTTCGTCTCGGGCAACGGCACGAACAAGCCGAACGGCTTCCTGACCTATGTGACCGGCGCGGCGAATGCGGCGGCGCATCCCTTCGGCGCTATCCAGCTGAAGACCGCCGCGGCTGCTGCAGCGTTCACCACGGACGAGCTGATCGACCTCGTCTACATGCTGCCGCAGGTGATGCAGCAGAACGCCCGGTTCGTCCTGAACCGGAACGCGCTCGGCACTGCCCGAAAGCTGAAGGATGGCGACGGCAACTATATCTGGCAGCCGTCCTTCCAGTTGGGCCAGCCCTCGCAGCTGCTCAGCTATCCGACGACCGAAATGGCCGCCATGCCGAACATCGCGGCCAGCGCCGTGCCGATTGCCTTCGGCGACTTCCGCCGCGGCTATCTCGTCGTCGACCGCATGGGTGTCCGCGTCCTGCGCGACCCCTACAGCAACAAGCCCTACGTGATGTTCTACACCACGAAGCGCGTCGGAGGCGGCGTCCAGGATCCTCAGGCCATCAAGGCCCTGAAGATGGCGGCTTCCTAAGCCGCTTTCGCCAAGGGGGTCACGAGACGGGGAGCAATGCTTCCCGTCTCATCTTCAACCTCAACCGAACACAGGAGGTCCAGAGATGGCCAAGAGCACGAAGCCGGTGGGCAAGACCCCGGAGCAGGTGGCAGAGGAAAACCGCGACAAGCGGGCCGATGCCGCAGAGGCTGCAACCGCCAAGGCGAAGGAAGGGAATCGCCTTCCCGAAACCATGGCCGTGACCAACCCCGCGCCCGCAACCGAGATGGACGCCGCGTCCGGAGCCTTCATCGAACCTGAGATCAAAAAGGCGATTCCGGTCGATCATCCTGCCGTCGAGAACAACCCGCGCGGGGGCACGTCGGCGATCCAGAATGGCGGCGACTTCAACGACCCGGCTCGCCGTCATCCATCGGATCCTGACTTTGCCGGCCAGGGGCTTGACCTGAGCGTCTACGGCGCGCCCGAGAAGAAGTAAGGCAGGACATGCTCGCGCCCGTCCGTACCGTTGCCCCGGCCGAGAAGGTCGTTTCGCTGGATGCAGTGAAGCTGCATCTGCGCGTGGATCACACCGATGATGACGCTGTCATTTCGGCATTGATCGACGCCGCGATCGACCATCTCGACGGCTGGGGCGGCATTCTCGGGCGGGCGCTAGTCAACCAGACGTGGCGGCAGGACTTCGGCGGCTTCGTTTGCGACCGGCTGCGCCTGCCCCTGGTGCCGGTGACCTCGGCGCCGACAATCACCTATTACGATAGCCAGAACGCGCAGGAGACGCTGGCGGACAGCTATTGGCAGGTTCTGACCGATGCGCTCGGGCCGTATGTCGCCCTGAAGCCGGGGCAGTCCTGGCCGTCATCCTATTCCCGCGCCGATGCCGTGAGCGTGACCTTCGTGGCGGGCTATGGCCCGACCGGCGCCGACGTTCCCCACGCGCTCCAGGTCGCGATCATGACGCACGTCGCGATCAACTACGACCCGGAAAGCCGGGAGACGCTGCAGCCGCTCTTCGACGCGCTGGTGCGCCTCTACGTCCGATGGAAGCTCTGAGGCCGCGCATGTGGTTCCGCGTTGAAAAGCCCTTCGACTTCTCGCCCAAAGCGCAGGGCGGGCGCGTGACCATTGCCTACGAACCAGGCGTCTACAACGTCACGCGCGAATGCGCAGAGGCTGCGAAGGAAGCCGGAACGGGCAAACCAACCAAGGCGACGAGAAATGGCGAAGAAGCCGGCCGCGAGTGATCTCTACGAGCATGTCGGCTTCGACAAGCACGGCACAGCACCCGACGGTGCCGGCGGCACGATTTCGGCCTTCACCGAGCAGTTCACGCGCCGGGCGGCCTACATCCATCTGCGTGGCGGTGAGACGGTCATGGCATCGCGACTGGCGGGCCGTCATACGCAGGTTGTTCGGGTCCGCTCGGACTCGCAGACGCGGACGGTGACGACGGACTGGCGTGTCACCGACAAGCGGAGCGGGGCGGTGTTCAACATCAAGGACATCACGCCGAGCGATGATCGGGCCTGGCTCGATTTCCTGGCTGAGAAGGGCGTTGCGGTCTGATGAAGGTCAAGGGCAAAGACGCATTCCTGAAGCAGATCAGCGCTTTCCCGTTCGAGCTTCTGAATGAGGTCCGAAAGGCGCTCCGGGTTTCGGCGGAGGAAGCAACCGACCTGATGCGGCGTTTCGTTCCGGATGACGAGAGCACCGCCGCGCCAGACCTTCGATCGAGCATCGGGTTCAAGTTCGGCGGCGGCGGCGGGCCGGATTCAACGGCATCGTCCGCGGCCAATGCAAGGTCGGCCAAGCTGAGCCGCGGTCTTGCCGTCACCATGTATGCCGGGAGCAAGAACACGCTCGTCAAGGGCGAGAACGGCAAGTTTTACCAGAACGCGCGCCTACAGGAGTTTGGGCGCAAGGGCATGCCTGCCAACCCGTTTTTCTTCCCGGCGATCAGGCTAAGCCGGAAGCGTGCGCGATCGCGCTTGCAGCGGTCTATCACGGCTGGGGCGAGGAAGGCCTTCAGATGATCGGCTCAGCTCTGCAAAAGGCCATTTTCGCCAAGCTCAACGAGGCGACGGCCATTGCCGGTGGGCGCATTTACGACCGCGTGCCGGAACTGGCGGCTTTCCCGTACATCACGATCGGCGATGAGCAGGTGCTGGACGACGGGAACACCTGTGACGATGGCTGGGAAGTCTTCTCGGATGTCCATGTCTGGTCCCGGCCCTCGACCGGATCGAAGGCCGAGGTGAAGGACTTGCTTGCTGCGGTCGTTACCTGCCTGAACACGGTGCTGACCGTGACAGGCTTCACCGTGATCATTCACGCGCTTGAGAACTCGCAGGTGTTGCGCGACCCGGACGGCCTCACGGAGCATGCCGTCCTAACCTTTCGCTACGTGCTCCAGCCCGCCTGACGCCATTCATAGGAGAAACCAATGGCAACCGTCAAACACATGAACGGGACGCAGTTGCTCGTCCAGATCGGCGACGGCGCCTCACCCGAGGTCTTCGCGCACGATTGCCTCATCAACACCGAACGCGGCATTGCCTTCGCCTCGGAAACGAACCGGCAGGTGATACCTGACTGCGAAAATATCGACGATCCGTCCTGGTCGGTCGTGAATAAGGACGGACTGTCGGCGACGATCAGCGGCAGTGGCATGCTCCACACGACCAGTGTCAAGGATTGGGACGAGTGGTTCCGTGGCGATGATGGCAAGAACGTCCGCGTACTGTTGAACGGCGTCAGCCTCGCCAATGGTGGCGGGCATTGGGCTGGGTCGTTCAAGCTGACTGGCTGGGAAGTCACCGGCACGCGCAACGAAAAGGCGCAGGTATCGGTCACGCTCGAAAGCGACGGCGTCGTGACGTGGGTGGACGCCAGCGCATGAACCGGCATGGCGCAATAGACCTGACCTGGGCAGGAGGCGAGCACACCTTCCGCCTCGGGCTCGCCGAGATCGACGAGCTTGAGGCGGCCGTCGATATGTCGATCTTCCTGCTCTACGCAGCCATGAGCGAGCGAATCCCCTTCGCGCGCGTGAAGCACTATTCCGAGACGATCCGGATCGGGCTGATAGGCGGCGGCATGAAGCCCCTCGACGCCCGCGCGCTGGTTAAGCGCTATGTCGATGAGCGGCCCCTGGCAGAAAGCGTTGCGTTGGGTGAGGTCATTCTTCGCGCGGCAATGGAGCGCGTCCATTCCGAGGATTTGGAGGACGATGCCTCGGGGGAAGCGTTGGCGCCGAAGTCAAGCGCATCGACTTCGGCGCAATCTACGGCAACGCCGTCCTGATGGGCATCAAGGACCCTGGCGACCTTTCGCTCGGGCAATGGTGGGTGATCGTCACCCGCTGGAACAAGGCTAACGGCGACGGGAAGCCGAAGGCGCCGACGGAAGCCGAGTTCGATCTCGCGACAATGGCAGCTCGGGGAGTCGCCTGATGGCAATTGAGGCAGAGCGGCTGCTCGCCGTTTTCGAGGCGAGGTTCACCTCCCTTGAAAAGGCGCTGACGAAAGCGCGGGGAGACGCCAACAAGACGTTCGCCGATATCGAGAAGGCGGGCACGCGCGCGGAGAATGCGCTGGCTAGCGTCGGTTCTCGCGGCACGCCGGGCCTGACCCGCATGAGGGGAGAGATTTCGCGCACGCGGGTCGAAACCTCCAATCTCGCGGCGCAATTCAACGATATCGGCGTGCAGCTTGCCGGCGGGCAGTCGCCGTTCCTAATCGCGCTACAGCAGGGAACGCAGATCAACCAGGCACTCGGCGGTGGCGGTCTTCGCGCAACCGTCGGCGCGTTGGGCGGTGCGTTCGCATCGCTGCTCAACCCGGTCTCACTCGCGACCATCGCAGTGATCGGGCTTGGCGGCACGGCAATCCAGTATTTCACCAGCTTGCTTTCGGATGGGGAGAAGTCCGCCGAAGTCCTGAAACGCGAGGCGGAACTGATCAACCAGGTCGCCAAGGAATGGGGCGACACTCTGCCGGCAATTCGGGCCTATGCGGAGGAGCGCGAGAAGCTCGCAACGCAGGCGCAGTTGCAGGAAGCGACTGATATCAGCCTTGAGGCGGCCTATTCCGAGGCGCGGGCGCAGGTCAAAGCGCTCAACATCGACATCGTTGACCTGCTGGCGCGACTGCAGAATGCGGGCGCCGCCCCTGAAGCCATCGCTCGGTTGCAGGAAGCGTTCGCCGCACTCGATCAAGCCGTGCGCGACGAGAAAGGCGGGGTCGAAGAGGCCAACGCGGTTCACTCGTCCCTGTCATCGCTGTTCGACAGCACTTCGATACCGGCTACGGCGGCTCTGGCCGCGCAATTCGACGCACTGGCTTCGTCGATCGCCACAGCCAGCGAGCGCGCCGTGCAGTTGCGCTCCGACCTCGCCATTCAGGACTTCAATGCACGCAATCCGCTCGGTGCTGTTGGTCCGGTGTACAGCGGTGGTGGCCAGTTCATCGACTCGATGGAGTTGCAGAACCGGCGTGCCAACGCAACGAAGTCGCAATTCCAGATCGAGCAGGCGCGTCTGCCCAAAGGGCGAGGCGGCGTCTCAGAAGCGGAGCGAGAGGCCAAGGCTGTCGCCGACCTGATCGAGCAGTTGCAGTTCGAGCGCGAAATGGTCGGCGCGACGGCGTTGGAACGCGAGAAGGCCAATGCCATCCGACGCGCCGGCGCTGCGGCAACGGCGGAGCAGAAAGCGCAGATCGAGCAGCTCGTCACGGCGACCTACAACGAAAAGGAGGCGATCAAGCAGCAGGAGCAGGCTTACAAAACCCTGCAGGAAGTCGGGAAGACCGCGCTCAACAGCCTCGCAACGGCACTGTCCGACGGCAAGCTGGAGGGTCGGGAGCTTCTCAGTATCCTGGCACAGGTCGCCCAACAGCTGCTGTCGATGCCGTCAGTCAGGGGCGGCGGCGGGATTGGCGGCTTCCTGTCCGGGATACTCGGGTCGATCTTCCATCAGGGCGGCGTTGTTGGACAGGGCGGGCCAAAGCGCAACGTGCATCCGGCGGTGTTTGCTGGCGCTCCTCGATACCACTCGGGCGGCGTTGCAGGCCTGCGGCCCGGCGAAGTCCCGGCCATCCTGCAGAAGGGCGAGGTCGTATTGCCCAAGGGCACGGGCGCTCGCCAGGCAGGACCGCAGCAGATGATCATCACCCTGGTAGGCGAGGAAGGCGCGATGTTCACGCCGCGCGTCCAGCAGATCAGCGGCCAGACGGCCGGGGTCATTGTGCGAGAGTTCCGTCCGCAGCTTTCACGCGATGCTGTCAATGCTGTCCAGACTGCATCCCGCAACCGGCCGGGCATCTTCCGCTCATGAGCTATCCGCTTCGCACCATAGACCTACCAGCCAGGCTTTTCCGGGTCCGTGGCGGGTCCTTCCGGCTCGTGCCGGAGGGCGAGTTCTCGACGGGACAGTGGGCTCCGACGCCGCGCTCAACCGGGCCACGGTTCGAGCGCTGGACAGCAAAGCTCGACTTCGGTCCCTTCACCAAGGGCGCGGATGGCGATCTGCGTTTTGAGTTCGAAGTGTGGGTGAAGCGTCTTGGCGGCACGTCGGTCGCCTTCCGGATGTGGGATCCCCTGCGCGTCTATCCGCGCGGTGTCGGCGCCGGCATCTGGAATCCACGTTATCCGAATGGCAGGCGCAATCAGGGCCAATACGTGATCGACGGGGCATACCTGGTCGATGGGGTCTACCATATCGATGACGGATCGACGCTCGCCTATGTCGGCTCGGATGCGCCGCGCTACGCCGATGCGCTTCATCTGACGGGCTTGGTGCCGTCGGCGACCGTGTTCAAGGCCGGCGACCATATCGAGGTCGGGGGCAACCTCTACATGATCATGGACGAAGCGGTGTCAGACGCCAATGGCGAGACGACCGTGCTGCTGGCATGGCGCCTCCATAAGCCGCAGCTCGCCGGCGATCAGGTGAACCTGCACAAGCCTACGGGCCGGTTCGTGCTGCTGAGCCCGGATGAAGGGACCATGCAGCGCTCCTACGCCACCGGGGAGGCTTCGATCCAGGCAATCGAGGTGCCGTTCCTTGACTAGGCAGACGCTTGACCAGGTGTTGCGCGAAGGCAATTCACCGGAGGTCCTTCTCGTCAAGGTCGAGCATCCGGATGGAGCGGTCTATCTGTGGGATGGGCTTGGGCTGCTCGACCATGACGAGAAGGTCTGGAAGGGCGTCGGCCGGCTGGGCTCGGTGCAGATCGCGCCGTCGGATACGGAAGTCCAAGTCACCGACGTCGTGTTCACGCTGTCTGGCATCGATGAGGAGTTTGTCAGCTATCTCGACCAGACGGTGAAGGGAAACCGGGCCTGGGTGTGGAAGGCGTTTCTCGGAGCTGACTATCGCGTCCGGTTTCAGGAACTGCTTTCGGAATCGGAACTCGACCAGCCGACGTTTGCCATTGAGCCGAACGGCCAGGCGACGATGCGGATTGCATCGAATGGCGGCTTTTACTTCCTGGAGCGGCAATCATCCGCGGTTTGGGATGTCGAGGAACAGCGGAACTACCTGATCTCCATCGGGCTCAATCCCGACACCGACACCGGGTTCGACCTGATGTCGGAATTGAAGAACACGCAGATCAACTGGGAGGCGCCGGATTGAGCCCGCTCGACCTCTTCTGGGATCGCTGCGAAGGCCCGATCCGCTTCGGCGTCAACGACTGCTGCATGGTGGTTGCCGACGTGGTGCTTGCCGCCGGCGGGCCTGACCTGATGGCAGGCTATCGCGGGCGGTACAGGACCGCGCGAGGCTTTGTCAGGGCATTCCGGCGCGCCGGGCACAAGACGTTGCGCGAGGCTTGCGAGGCGGCGTTCGGAGCCAACGGCCGGCCCGTGTTCGATCCGGTCGATTACGACGTGGCAGTGGTTGAGCATTTCGACTTGGCCACGAAACGGACCGTGGCATCGCCCGCCGTGTTCATCGACGGGGCCTGGCTCTTCCGCACCGACGGGGGCGGCGCGGCGGTGCGGCCGACAGCATTCCCGCAACAGCCGGAAATCTACAGGGTGATCTAAAGACATGCCCGATCTTGGCTTTTCGCTCGCCGCGTCGATCATCTTCGCGACGGGGGTGACATCAGGCGCGGCCGTCACCGGCATCATTGCCGGCGTCAACGCGGCTCTGCTGCTCGCGCCGATCGGCCTATCGCTCGGCACGTCGGCCTATGTCCAGCACCAGGCGCGCAAGGATTTGCAGCCGGTTTCGGACACGGCTGGCATCCAGTCGATCCTGAAGCAGGCCATTCCGCCGCAGCGGCTTGTGCTCGGCACGGCCACGACCGGCGGCGCGCTGTTCTTCTACAAGGCGAAGAAGCCCTACATCTGGATGGGCATCCTGCTCGCCGCGCATGAGATCGACGGGCTGGACTCGGTCTACATCAACCGCAACCGGGTGTTCTTCGACAGCAACGGCTTCGCGACGTCGGTGCCGTTCAACGATGGCGTCAACCAATACCTGAAGGCGTCGTTCCGCCGGGGCACGCTAAACCAGGCTATCGATCCGATCATCGCGGACGACTTCCCGTCTATGCCGTCGACCTTCCGCCAGCGCGGACATGCGACGCTGGTGATCCGGGCGCATTATGGATTCGGCGGTGATTTCGAAGCTCAGTACAAGGATCACAAGCGGGTCTATGGCGACCAGGGCATCCTGCAGCCGCTGACGCGCTTTCGCGGGGCGAAGTGCTTTGATCCGCGCGCGCCCGGTCATGCGCTCGGCACTCCGGCGACATGGACGTGGAGCGACAACGCCGCGATCTGCCTTGCGCGCTACCTGACGCACCAGTGGCCCGATACGCGGCTCGCCGATCCGGCGCGGCTGGATTGGGATCAGATCGCCCGCGCCGCCGACGAATGCGACCGCTGGGAAGTCGGCAAGGACGGCAACACGTTTCTCCGTCACACCATCAACGGCGTGGTGCAGTCGAGCGACAGCCCCTACGACGTGATCGAGAACATGAAGATCGCCATGGGCGGTCATCTGATCCTCGACAGGGGCAAGATTTATCCCGTGGTGCGCGGGCGCCGCGAGCCATCCGGCACGCTGCACATGAAGATGCTGGTCGGCGGCGTCGAGTACGCTTCCGAACCGCGCGACCGCGAACTGGTCAACATCATCAAGCCGACCTTTATCGCGCCCGACCGCGAGTATCAGGAAGTGTCTGGCCCGGTGCTGCGTAGGACCGACCTGATCGCGCAGGACGGCAAGCCGCGCGAGTCGTCGATCCGGGGCGCCTTCGTCGAGGACCACCGCCGCATGCAGCGGATTGCCTCGGCAACCCTCAACCAGGCGCGCATCGGGCGCACTCTGAGCGCCGGCGCGACGTCGGAGGCGCTGGGCTGGGCTCCGGGCAAGGTCTACCGCGTGCACCTCACCGGCGCGCTGGCGCGCTGCAACGGGCTCTATGAGCTGGTCGGCAAGGACTGGGACGACCGGCTTCGCGGCTACCGGCTGACGCTGATCGGCTACGACCCGGCGGTGACGGATTTCGATCCGCAGTCGGAACAAGACTTCGTTTTGGATGAAGACGTTCTGGAGGCCGAGGCCGCATGACGACCGACAACAAGCGAAGCGCGTGTCAGGTAGGATTCGAACCTACATCAACGCCTCACTGTGACATGAGGCCCCGTAACCCGACTTCGGCACCGGACTCCGCGCTCCAAGCTGAAAATATCGTGAAGGCTGACCTATGACAACCGCTTTGGAAACTGCTTTTCCGGCCGGCTCGAATTGGGTCCGCGATACGGTGCTGGCGAAGCTCGCCGAGGCGATGATCGGCGTCTTCACTACCCCGAACCTGTCGGCGGAGGATTTCTCTACCCAGCCCTACAAGGCGCTGGCGATCGTCGGGCCGGGCGGCGACCTGGAGCTCTATTCCTACGACGCAACCGACACGACCACGGCTGATGACGGCGGCGTGTCCTGCATCGTGGTTTCCGGCCGGCGCTACAAGAAGCGGATCGACGTCATCGTGCGGGACTCCGCGCTGTCGGCGACGACCTCGGCACAGCCCGCCAGCCCGGCGCTCGGCGACACGTATATCGTTCCTGCCGCGCCTTCGGGCGACGATTGGGCGAGCGAGGCAAAGACGGTCGCGACCTACACCGCGCGCGGCTGGATATTCCGCGAGCCTTTCGTTGGGATGGTGGTCTATGTCGAGGGCGAGGCGGGATTCCGCCACTACGACGCGGCGGGCAACTGGACTGCCGGGATGGGCGCGGGCGCGCTGCCGGACGGGTCTATAACTCCTACGAAGCTCTTTCATCCGTTCGCCATCCTGAAGGTTGTCGACCAGCGCAATTCGCCGCCCGGCGGGACGCTGACTGACGGCACGATGTATCAGATCGGAACGTCACCGACCGGCGCATTCGCCAGTCACTCGAACAAAATAGCTCGGTGGACATCCTCGGGTGCAGGGTCTTGGGAATTCATCAACCCACAAGAGGGCGACACAATCTACAGATTGAACGCCAAGCTGCCCTATACATTTCGTTCTGGCGCATGGGTCCCGACGATCGATGCGGCGGGTGTGCAGCAGATCAAGCGGTTTTCCGACTCGGGCACGTTCGTCAATGTAGTTGGTCCGCAGCGTTCGACGGGTAAATCCCTCACTTCATCGCTGGGAAAGCACCTGCGGTTTACAATCCTTTCGCTTAGTTGCAATGGCTCGGGAGGCGCTCTCTCGGGCAACCATCATTATCAGATCGGCATTTATGTAGACGCAGAGTCTGCACCGAGCATTGCCCTAAACACAAGGCGCGCATCCGACTCGTCAGTCGGACCCGACCTCGGCTTTTTGCAACTCTTCGCCAGCAGCGGCGCGGGCGGCACAACCGATGGAAGGGGCTCGGAATTTGTGTTCGCTGTGCCTGATGGCGCGGCGCACACCTATAGCTTCGGCATCAGGCGAACCGACGGTTCCGACGGTGGGCGTGACTTCGCCTATTCCGTCCACGTGCTGATCGAAGAGCTAGTCATTCTTTCGTAGCTCGCCTCCCGCGCGAAACGCAGACCTTAATTCGGAACATCCGAGGCTTCAACTCATGCCATTGATCAAAATCAGCGACGCCTTCAAGGCGGGCGCGGACTGGATTTCTGCGACCGTGCGCACCCTGATGCGCGATCAGGTTCCGTTCGCTGTCGACGCGATCCAGGACGTTCGCGACAACGATCTCGAGCATGCCCGTTGGGTGTTCGTCAGGTCGGTCGGATCGTTCTATCGGCTGAGCCTGTCGTCCACCGCTGCCGACAATGGCGACACGGTCCTGCGGGACAACATCGGCCGCCGCTACATCAAGGCGACGAGCGCGGTGCAGCTAGGCTTCGGAGGCTCCGGCACGCTCGCCAACCGGGCGGCCTTCGATGGGCAGGCCAAGGGCTTCGTCTATGCGCAGACGGATCAGGCCGACCTGATCCTGTTTGTCAAGGAATCGAACACTTCGGGCGACTGGTCGGAGGGCTTCACCTGGCGGGGGCCTCCGGGCGTCAATGGCTCCAATTTTACAGTCGACGAGATCGGCACTTTTGCGGGCCGGGCCGCGTTCGACGACGAGGATCCCGGCTTCGTCTACCTATCGACCGACGGCGACGGGGACGAAATCACCACGGCAGTCACCTTCACCATGGGTGAAAGCGGCTGGGGCGCGGCGGCTCCGTATCAGGGTCCGGTTGGACCGGTCGGACCCGGCGCGACGATCGGAATCGGCGATGTGTCCATTGTGCCGTACGGCCAGCCCGCGACCGTCGAGAATGTCGGGACTGCGACCGCTGCCGTGCTTGACTTCGGGCTGCCGCAGGGCGTTCCGGGCGATGATGGAGAGGACTTCCATCCCGACGAGATTGTAGAGCTTATCGCCGGCCGCGATGCCTTCGACGACGAGCCCAAGGGCTTCTCCGTTCTGGTCGAGAGCGATGCCGGCAATGATGACCTGCCGACGCTGTATTTCAAACTGTCTGCCGCGTCTGCGGATTGGTCGGGCGGGTTCACGTTTATTGGGGGTGGTTCGGGCTTGCCTGATGGAGGCACGACGGGTCAGGTGCTTGCCAAGGCCAGCGGTGACGACGGCGATGCCGAGTGGATTGATCCGCCGGACGACGTCGCCGGAGATGTTCATGCCGCGACAGCAAAAACCACGCCGGACGACAACGACGAATTTGCTTTGGTCGATACCGAGGCAAGCAACATTCTAAAGAAGATCACCTGGGCCAGCCTGAAGGCTCGCCTCGCCGCCTATCTCGTTAGCGCGGGCCTGATCCGCGAGAAGCTGACAGCCAACCGCACCTACTATGTCTCCACTGCTGGCTCAGACAGCAATGACGGACTTACCGCAGGCGCGCCGCTGGCGACGCTGAACAAGGCGCGTGACATCATTCTCGGCCTCGATCTCAACGGTTTCACCGTAACGGTTCAGCACGCCGCCAGCCAAACGGCAACCGCGGGCATCTCATGGTCTGTGCCGCCACTTGGCGGGAATGTCATATTGGACATGGGCGGCTCTACCCTGCATGTGACCGCGGGGATTTGCGTCCAGGTATCCTGCGCGATGACGCTGCTTGTGCAAAACGTCACGCTGCAAAACTCAACCTCGGGGGGCGTCCTCTTCGCCAATGTCCCCGGCGCTGTCATCTCCGTGGGGTCGGGCGTCATCTTCGCGGCAAGCGCCCGTTACCATCTGCGCGCCTATGGCGGCGGTCTCATTCAGATGCTGGCGAACTATTCCATTACCGGTAGCGCGCAGGCGCATGCCCAATGCCAGATCGACGGCATCATAATCTTCGACAGCCGAACGATCACCCTGACGGGGACTCCGAACTTCTCCAGCCAAACACTCTACGCAGACAGCGGAGGCATCATGTCCCTTTTTAGCGTGACGTTCTCCGGATCATCCGCTACGGGCACCCGGTACAATGTGTCCACGAACGCCGTGATCAATACCTATGGCGGCGGCGCGAGTTTCGTCCCAGGCAACGCTGCGGGCTCATCTGCTTCGGGAGGCCAATATGCGTGAGTATGTTCCTCGAAACTGGTATTGGATCGTCGGTGGTGACGAAAGCCGCTTCTGGTCAAGCGCGGCCTGCGCATGGGTCCAGGAACTGCCGGACGGCGCGGGCGTGACGCCTATCGCCTCAGATGCCGAGCTGGACGAGGTGCTGGCAGCCTACGGGCTGCTCGGGCCTACAGCACGTCGGATGGTCCGCAAGAGCGTCGTACAAGCCCGCCTGATCGATGCAGGGCTGATGGATGCTGCCTACGCCGCCCTGACCGCCAACAGCGCCCATTTCGCCCGCTGGTTCGCACCGGATCATCCGGAGGTCTATGCGGATGACCCCGACGCGCTCGCGCTGCTGGCGGCAATTGAGGCGGACGCGGAAAGCGTGATGGCGCCGGAGGCCTAGATCGGCGATCGACCGAGCCTCGACGCGACAAAGAGAGCGGCTTCGCAAAGCAGCCGAGAGCCCGACGAGATAATTGCCGCCTGCATGCGCAACCGCCGCTTCTGTCTGGGGCTGACATATTCGTCAGCAGCGACGATTGACCAGAATTCCTTCGCCATTTGGACCAGTTCGTCGCGGTGCGGGGCGAGCAACGCTCCTCGGGGTGTGTTTGGGCGGGCAACAGCAAAGAACGCTTCCCCCAAGATGTTTTTTTGAAAGCGCGGAACCAGGCAGTCCCGCAAGTAGAACCGATTCCGCAGCGGCTCGTTCGGCATGGAGTTCGCGAGCTTTTTGAAGTAGCGCATGCGACTGCGGCTCATCCTTATGGTGAAGGACGTGCTTTCGGTGTTGATGCACCAGATCGTTACGGGCGTCCCGATGAAGATGTTGGTAAAACCTGCTCTGAACATGCGGAAAAAGAGGTCGTCGTCCTCATATCCCATGAACTGCTCGTCAAACCCGCCAACGCTTTCGAACGCCTCGCGGGAGATAATCGAGGCCGACGGAAGGATGAACATATCGTAGGACAGCATATCGAAGATGTTCGATTTCGGGTGCCCTCGCCCATGAGCGGTCAACATCGAGGTTCGGACGACCTTGCCGTCTCCGTC